TACGGTACCCATATTTATATTTACCCATTTATTAATTTTACCCTTGCGTCAAAGAAAAACATTCCCGGTGTTATCCGCCAATACTGGCCGTTTCTAAACAATCCATCTCCTGCGTCTTCTAATGAGTCTTCAAAAGCTTCAGAGCAAAACCAATCACCGTCTTTATGCCAGTCTCTACTGAAAGCAAAACCAAATATTGCAGACCAGTCATACGGACAATCTATCTTATCAACAAATGACTTATAAAACTTTTGTTCAATTTCACTTGGAACTTCAATAATAAATTCTTGAGATTCACATTTAGTGTCGTAATCCCATTTTCGTATCTGTACTCCACCTTCAGGTTTTGCGCCAAGCCATCCATCAGGTTGGCCTGGGTAGTTTGTTATGGCAGCTTCAATATGCGACCAAGGAGAATCTGTAGCCCATCTTATTAAGATGCTGCTTGGTGCCCATTTAGTCCTAGTGAATCTGCCTCTAATCATGCTGCATTAATAAGTGAACAAAGACTACCAGGTACTGGATTTTCACCACAGCCTACGTCACATACCCCCTGAGCTATTTCGATTATTTGTTGAACCGTAATGCTCATCCTGTTACGATCAATCACCGCTTGTAATTGACTTTCTGGATGATTCAGTTCCTTTACTTTAGCGTCCTTATAAAAAGTAAGTGCGTCTTTAATTTGTTCTCTAAGTAAAGCTGGCGCTGAATGTCCTTTAGGTACTGTCATTGGTTTACTCCTTAAGTAAATGGCATGTTACACGACTGGGCATAATTGTCTATCAACGTTTGTAATTCTGAAGTAAGTAAAGTTGATCCATATTGACTAATAAGCTGAGCCCAAATAGCTTTAATGGCTGGCGCGTTTATATCATTATAGGTACTAATTGCATATTCATAAGGTGCAAGCAAAAAATAAATCGGTTGGATATTCGTATCAGATTTAAGAGCTGCAATAAATGCTGAGGGCTCCGGGGCTGGTAACGGCACCCAATCGAACACTTCAGCGGCATTAGTTATCATTGTTTGATTTGCAGATGATGTTCCAGGGGCGAAATCAATTCTGGATGGCTCTTGATTTACAACAGCAAAGGATAGTCCTGTCAAGCCAGAAGCTTGATATAAATTAAAAAACATTCGAGTAGGATCATAATAAGTAGCCACTATTGCCATATACTCCCTGACATAAAACAAGTATTGCCGCTGACGCTAAAGCCCAAAGCGCTCCATGCGCCGTAAAAAGTGCTGGTGCCTCCGGCTCCGGCAGCTTCTAGCATTTGTAAATAATGCGCACCTGTAGATAGGCTATTAGATGAATAATTAGCAGTCATAGAATCGGCATTAGCTGTAGCGTAAATTCCAACACTACCGGAACTAAATGCAGTCGTACTATCGACACCAATTCCTATAATAGGTTCAGACGCACTGGAGCTGCCAGCACAAGAAAACGCTACCGAAAAAGGACTTCCGACTGAGCTAACAAATATAGGAATTCGTCCCTGTCCTATTGTTGTGTTCGCATCGCTGGCCCTAATTGTTTGTGAAGTATATGTCCAACTAGAGGCAGTTATTGCCGAAGCAAGCGCAGCCTGAATTTTATTAAAAACATTAGCTAACCGCCTAGCTCCAGTGTAGTTATAAACTGTGCCTGTAGCATCACAAGTAAATTCAGCTACTAAAAGCTTATTCGTCGATCCACTCTTACATAAACGACCAAGCGCATCGGATCCATAAGTTAGCGGCGTATTTACTCCTGACCAAGCATCTGCTTCAAGTGTCCAAGTTCCAGCGTTATTGTATAAAAATAGACTGTATGCGGTTCCTGATAATAAACCACTTATAGACAAAGAACATTCTGTTAAAACAGCTGTAGTTAAAACACCGGATCCATTATCATATGTATGATATTTACCTAATCCGGTTGAAGGGCCCACATAAATAGTGGCATTACCAGAAGAACTTCCATCTGCTAAAGGGGATGCTGATACTAAATAAGCTCTTGCAGATACAGGAACTGGCGGTAAATTAGAAGAGGAATATATGCCGCTAATCGCAATACCGGAATCTTTAATTAGCTGTCCATTGGTAGCATTATAAGTCGCAATATTGTTAACCACAGATGATGCTGGGCCAACAACATTACCTGCACCTGCATTCGGAAAAGCATTTTGAAAAACAGTTACTGGGTTAAGTATGCTCCATATTAAGCCTGTTGGATCTAACCCGACAATGTAATTCGCATAGGAAGATCCAGCTGTAGTAGGTAATCCGTTAGTTACTCCAGAAGTAGCAGGAAAGCTTGGCGTACCTTCTAATAGTACTTGTAATTGCTGCGCTAAAACAGTCAACTTATCTATGGACTGCATCAGCACTGCAGGATTTAAAGGCTGATTATCTTGAAAAACATTTGTTTGGAGATAATCAGAATTACGAATAATCTGAATAGCTACTCCAGATCCAGGAGCAGTAGTAAATGTTACTGTGCCACCAATACCAGTAAGGCTTATTGAGTTGGTGTAACCACTATTTTGTAAAACACCAGCTAAATACACCTGTACTTGGCTAGTATATTGAACAGCAAAATTATAACTGAAGCTTGTTGTTGAGCCATCGCCAGTGTAGTTATTAACGTAATTGGTATTTGGTACTGTCACTTAATATTCTCCCAGCTAAATATATCACTGGCTTACTTGTTTGACTACGTTTTTACCTGCTTTGATTGGCGTTTCGGGAATCGGAGCAGGCAAGCCTTGTGCTGCATGAAGAACTGTTGACATGATGTTATTTAAAGTTGCCTCTTTATTACCCGCCATATACTTAATAACATCGGCCATTGTGTCGCCATATTTATCGAACATGTCAAAGAAGGGCGGCTTTATTTCTGGCGCATAAAAATGTGTTTGCGCTACTGCATTTATCGACTTAGTCATAGCCTGATATATGACATCCCCGACAATAGGATTCATATTACCCAACAGTAACGACTGCACTGCTCGATATGCTGTATTTGCAAGCTCATCTTTATTGCCGAGTGCTTCTATTCCTAATCCTGTTCCAGCTGCCGCCACCAAAACTGATGGCACGTTGAACATGAATCGGGCAAAGTGGGTGAGAACAGAAGTGTAAATTGCCGCTTTAAAATTCTCTGGCGTTTGGTGGTTGAAAAATTGTGTCCAAGCTCTATTGTCGTGTTCAGCTAAACGCATTTCAGGCTGTTTAAATTGGGCAAACATACGACCGACGTTATCTTTACTCATGTCCGATAAAACTGCTCTGTTGCCCCCAGCAAGGGTCTCCTGAAAGGCTCTTACTCCTTCACGCTGCGCTAGAGCTTTATCGCCGGTTTTATTAAGCACCCAACGATATACACTGTGTGCAATGTTTATTACGGCTGGTTTGTCTCCAACAGTAAAAGGCAGCATTGCTATTTGCTCTGCTTTATTCATTGCAGGATTCATAGTTGGAGAAGTTGTAACTGCTCCGATCTGTCCTACATTTTTTAAGCTATATCTATTTTGAACTTCTGGCCAAGACAATACTTCTTTTGACACTTTTGCCCAATTAGCATTAGCATCAGCAATGCCTTTTAGATATTCATCTGGTGGTATAAATTCACCCTCATGCCTATATAAAGCACCGTTAACTATAGTCATATAGTGCTTAAGCGCTTGAATAGGCTTTAAGCCCAGTTTTTTAATTAATTGCATTCGCATAATTCCATCCACAAGATTGCTAAACGCAGTTTGTGATCGGGCTGTTCCATGCACAATATCTTTGTAGCCATTCTCTAAAGAGTCTAGTGTTTCTTGCCCAAATTTTTGTTTAACTGCGTATCGAAATTCTTGGTTATCTAATAACCCTTGCCACAATTTAGATGGTCCAGCCATAGCCTCATATTGAGCTTGCTGACGTATGCGCTTATTTAGCTTATAAAAGAACCCTTGGAACTCAACTGCAACTTTAGACGGGCCTCGTTCTTTGGTAAATCCTGGGGCTTGCTGTTCTGTGTTTGCTCTCCCTTGGCCGCCTTGTTCTTCTAATGGATTTACCGGAACTAAAGACTCCGGATTTTTTTCAGCCACACCTAATCGCCTTAAATAGCCGCCATAATTTTCTTGCAGCTCCATGTCTCTGCCTTCAACGGCTTTGACAAATTTTTGCAATCGCGGCCCGGCTTCATCATAAAAAGCCTTTCCACCTTCAAGTGCTTGTCTGTAATGCGGATTTGCTAAATCAAGCGCATTTTCAAAAACTGCTTGAGCTGATTTTTCTTCCAGCTCCGGCAACATATCACGCCGGATAGTCATATTATTTCCCCACTCGGGGTTCTCTTTAGTAGGACGAGCGCGAATAGCAGCAAGCGCGTCTTCGTTTTTCATAAGATCCAATGCTTCTAACATTTTGTCTGGTGTCAAACTAAACTGCTGTGGAGTATTATTGGCGTCTAAGTACTCACCTTTAATTTCTGGTGCGGTCATAGCGTTATAAGAAAGCCACTCTAATTCGTAACGTGATAAGCCTGTAGCTTTAGACAAGTTATTAGCCGCTATATCATCTAAATTTCTATGGAAAGTTTCAAAATTATTGACTGCATCATCAGGACTAAAAGTTTTAACTAGCTTTTCTCCGTCTGGGACATCTTGAAATACTTTAGCTAATTTGCCGTTTTGTGTGGATTGATGAATATAGCTTGTTCTTCCTAGCCCAAAGTTAGATAAGGCATCATTTACAAAACCTAACGCTTTTTTATTTATTTGTTCTGGACGAGAAGGTAATTCTACTTTGCCAGGTTCTACAGGCTTACCTGTTTTCTCTGCTTCAGCCAATGCTTTTCCAGCACCTGGCATGATACGTGCAGCTAAAGCAGCTTTATTCACATTTGATTCTATGTAAGAAGTATCTGCCGCCTTTTGTGCTTTTTCTTGAGCTTCTTTTAAAAGCTTAGTGTTAGCAGTTTCTTGCTCGGCTTGTGCTGTTTTCTGTGCAATATCAATAGCCCCTACTTCTCCAGGCTGTATAGGGCGCGAATAAGTTGCAGGCTTAGGCTGTGCTTCTTGTGTAGGAACTTCCACCCCAATATCTTTAAGCGCATTAACTCGTGCTTCATTTTCTAGATCCTGACTTTTACGATCAAAGTACGACGTAATCGCACTAACTGCTTCCCCAGCTGTATTAAATCTTTTTGTGACTAAACCAGAAGTTGCGCCAGCTAATCCAAATGCTCCCATAGTTACGCCAGTATTTACTAGTGAAGATATAGTTCCGTCTTGAACATCTTTCATTGCTTCTTGAGTAGTATAAGGTTTAGAGCCAAGTGAATTTTTTGTAGCAGCCCATTTAATTGCTGAGTCTGTTAGTACACTCATTTCATTTGCAGACATATTTATTCGTGCAGCCAATGCAAATTTAGCAACTTGATTAAAAACTGCCTCTTTTACTGTTGGATTATTCAATATTGCATCCGCTGTTAATTGAGCCCCTTTTGTTCCTGCTCCCATACCAACAAAACCTAAAGCTGTATTTATCGCACCAGAGAACATCGCCCCTACTCTGGAAGTAGAAGGATCTACTCCGCGTTCTTGTAAATCATACATAGTATGTCCAAGAGCCATACTTCCACCGAGCAAAGCTCCGCCTGCCACAGCTCCCCAACCTATAGGAGTTCCTAAAGCTAAAGCGGTTAAAGCCCCCGCGCCGACTCCGCCCGCAGTTACTCCTAACCCCGGGACAACACCACCAACAGTTCGAGCAAATGGATTTTGTTGTATTTGTCCGTGACCAATCATGTTGGCATAATCTTCATCATCCATGACTGAGCGCATCAAAGCGCTCTTATTCACGTTATTTTGAGCAACACTAAAATCTTGTAACCCAACAAAATTTTTATTTCCTTCTATGGCTCGTGATATGCCTAATTCCCCGTGTTGAAATCCATTACTTAACTCGCGCCAAAAATTATTCCACCCAGATTCTGGTTCTCTCGATTGCCCTGTGGTTGATAATTTACGCTCACCAGGAGTGGTATTTAAAAGACGATCATATCCAAGGCCAGGTGAATTATTTTGTTGAGGCGTAACTGTACCCATATCAGCAGCCCCTTGATCAGGAGCGCTTTGAGATAACAATGAATCATAGCTATCAGATTGAGGCATTATTGTTTACTCGGTGGAGGAGTCCATCCTTTAGCGATTAACTCATCTTGTACTTCTTTAGGTAGTTTTCCACCAAGCGGTGATTCTCCAGATGGCGGAGGCGGAGGAGGTACTAAAGTTAAATCTACTTTACCGCCTGGAGTTTTTAATTGATGAGTGCCCTTTTTTAATTCTTGCGCTGTTGGTTGAGTAAGACCGCCTCTTGGACTTACACGCTCTAAAGGCGCACTTCCAGGAGCGGCTTGTTGCTGCATAAGGCCTGGATTATCTTTTACCACTTGAGCGTACCAAGCTGGGAAATTAGTTGAAGACAATGAAGCTTTTGGATTTTGTTGTTGTTTTTGAATCAACAGATCTGTTGCTTTATCAACTACTGCTTGAGGATAGTTATTATTCATACCAAAAGCTTTCAAACTGCGCTGTGTGTCCCATTTGCTCAAAGTATTGTAGATAGTGGATTCATATTGATCTTGCTGTAACGCTTTTTTCTTTATCGCGTCTTTACTGCTTCCAGCTAAAGGAACCGGCCCGTGACTTCCCCAACCAAGAAATCCGCCAGTATTAGCAGCTTCCCAGCCTGTGGCAGCTTTACCCATTTGAATCAAGTAATTGGTTTGCTGTTTGGCTTCAGCCGGTGTTATTGCTCCTTGATCTTCCCACTGTTTAACTTTAGCGATTCCAGTTAAAGCTTGATTTGCAAGCTCCTGCATGTCTCCGCCTTTATTTTGATCAGCATAATTACGCAAGTTTGTAGCCAAAGAATCAATGTCACGCAACGCTTCTACATGTTGCTGCGAATGAAATTGTGTATTCTGAAGCTTTTCTGCAGATTGTATGCGGCGCTCATTTCTATAATTTTCATTTGCTTCTCTACGCGCAGTTGCATCAGCTGTTGCTAAAAGCGCATTAGATTTATTGATGGCTGTATCATACATTTTTATCTGGCTGTTATATGAACTGACTTGTTGGGCTCGTATTTTATCAGGCAAAGTTTTATCAGCCGCAATAACATCCCGTGCTCCTTGAAGCTGTTGTACTTGTTGTTGAGCTTGTGACTGCAAATTATAAATGAGCTGAGTATTGCCCCCAGCGTTATCGACTTTGTCTTCTAAATCTATAGCTGCAGATTGAGTAGAAACTTCGCCCACTCTATTCTGTAAATCTAAAAGCTGTAATTGATGATTAGACGCTGCGTCAAATTGATTTTCTTTTTGCTCCATTTGTTTTGGCGTTAGTACCCATTTCATGGGTGCTGTTGGCGCACCATCAGGAGCTACGCCGGTCTTCATAAACTGTTTAGCGTTTTGAAGAAATTTATAATTTGTATAGTAGTCATTTGATGTCGGCAGATTTCCAGCCAAATTGTCTAGCAAATCACTCTGCAACGAATTAATAGCGCCAGCTCTTTGAGTTTCAGTGATGTTACCCATAAGCCCGCTGCGATTAGACACCATTTTATTTATGGGCTGAGCAGTCATAGCCCATTTATCAACTCGATCTCGAATATTTGGGCTGTCCATGTTTGCAATTTCTGGAGCGGCTTGAGTGACTGCGTCACTTACTCCTTGATGCAATTGTTCAACTTGCCTGTTAATAGAAAGCCCAGAGTAATGGGTTTTCATATTTTCAGCGAAATCATCTAATTGGGGTTGGAAAGTTGCTGCAGTACGCTCTGGATAAGGATCATCAGGATTACCATGTATAGAAGACATAACATTAGACAGTCCTGTAGGATCTTGTTCCCCAGGTGTTCCTGCATAGTCTTGATTATGCCAATTAACAGCATTATCAATGCCATTGGTTATTATTTGCTCCGCTTGTTGAGGATCATCTGGATGTTGTGCCCAAACACTTTGAGCCCAACGATTTGTTTGTCCCTGCGCTTTTTGTAATTGAGAAGCCGCTTGCCCATGCGCCACCATGGATTTAGTCGTATTAACATTTTGAATGTGTTTGGCTATTACATTCCCAGCTTCAACACTACCCCAATATACCCCTTTCGCTAAGTCAGACATCCGCTGGCCGCGAAGCTGCTCCATCATGTTTTTAGTGCCACCAATATCTTGAGCAAATTGTCGTAAGCCTTCCCCTTTTGGACTAAGCCGCGCAACGCCAACCAAAGGAGAAGCAATACTGCCTGGGCCTGGATCGTAAGATTTTATGTCGGGCATTTAATAAGCTCCTTAAGAAAATGCTGCAGATAGGGCATTCATTCCGCCTAGCAATCCGCCGGTTAATAAATTGTCTAAAAGCTCTGTATTCTGAACAGCTTGCGATATTTTTGTTTGCTGAGTATTGGTAACGTTTTGACCTTCTGCTGATATAACATCTTCCAAGCCGCCTTGTTGTGATATCTGGCCCTGTTCTTCTTCTAGTTGCGATTCAAGAGCCCCTTGCTGCATAATTGCATTCACTTGAATTTGACCAAGCGCTCTAGTAGTGTTTGCTACTGCTAAAGGGGTACCTTCCCCTGGATTTACTCCGCCAGCAGCAAAGCCTTCTGATTGAGCCCCAGCAGCCAAATTAACACTGTACTGCTCCATGCCCGCTTGTTCAGCGGCATATTGTGTCGCGTAGCCTGCTTGTTGAAAATATTCATTTGCTTGTTCATTGGCGGCAGTCTGCTGCTCGTTTGCCCCGAGCATGTTGACTACATTTCCAAAACTTGTCAGATTATCTTCTGACTTGTCAATACCGCCATAACCCATTATTTTACTACCTTACCCCACATGGCGTAATCCTCTCCATTAATATAGCTTGGAATAGTTTTGGCGTAAACAAAGCCAAGGCTTTCCATCCAAGTATCCACTCTTGTTAAAGGCATGCACAAACTATAAATGAGCTTGGCCCCTTTTAATTGCTCTACCTGCTTAAGCCAACGTTTTACGCTTTTATAAAAAGCAATAGGTGCTTCAAACACGTATTTGTCTGGAATTATAAAAACCCGCATGGCAAATGGGTACTTTTCTGAAGGATAATACCCGCCAATATATAAAGGCTGTTCGCCCCAGAAGGCAATACCACAAAATTCTGATTCTTTTTCACTGTCAGATAATTCTTGCAAGCGGGCATTTTTTGCTAAAACAATATCTTTTTCTTCAAGCAAATTCATAGTTTCTAAATCCGCTTGCTTAAAAGGACGCCAACTATATTTAGGCGATTGGGTCATTTGATTCCATCTCCACATCAACAGAAAGCAATGTACATGGAGTAGGATCAACTTGTACAAGCACTACTTGTTTTTCAACAGCAGGCCCGTTAAGGGTTCCCGGAGCTGACCATTGATCTCTTACCGGCACATCTTGAGTACCAGTAAAAGGCGGGGGCACTCTATTTGCAATTTGCTGCCCTTGTCTGAAAATTACTTCTTGCAAATAGTATTCAGATGATCCTATCCAGCCGCCTTGTGTTTCACAAAAACGCGCTCGGATACGTTTGATCGTTCGTGGCTTATTATCGTCAGGCCCTGTCCTAGATAAACCTGGTGCAATATTCATGGTAGACAATAGCCCTACATATCCAAATCCTACTTGAATGACTTGTGAATACCATTGCAAAGTTATAGCCCCATTAATTACTGGCTGGGGCGGATGGGTGCCACCATCAGTGGCAATACTTATTGTCGTGTTATTAAATAGCTGGAGGTTGACTAGCTGATTAACCGCGAATCCCCACATGCCTGGAGCAATTGCATTTGTGGTATCAAAATTTCCTTGAACTACAGCTGTAACCTGAGTGGGGGACGTATATCCAGAAATGGTCGCTTGTCCACCACCAGCCCCTGTGGAAGTGTAATCTTTCCAAATTTGACTGCCTACATCAGACGTTTGAAACACTGACTGATTAGAAGTAATGGTTATAGTACCGGTAGTGCCAGAAGGCGTGAGGGTTGCGTTAGCTGAAGTGCCTCTTGCATGTCCATCGTATGTAATAGACATATTTAAAAACGTCTGGTATTTGCCTTGTTCCCATGCATAATTTTGCCAATTAGTGGTATCAGTATTTAAATTATTTACGTTTGCCGGTGCTCCAACAGGAGGCCCATACACAGCAGAAATACCACCTGAATAAAAATTACGAGCTTCTGGAAAAAACGTACGCTGACTCATGACTTCTACTGAAACAGTATTCTGCCCATTAATAGTACGCTGTACTAGCATCCACAACTGATCATTGCCATTACTATTCCTAATTGAAGCTATGCTGATAACTTTTCCGCCGCCACCAGGATATAACCGCCACCAAGCATTTATTTTTTCAATATTGTTGAAAGTAAAACCCATCACCATGCCGTCACTCCGTAAAACGTAGATGACTTCTGGTATGCCTTTAACGTAAGCTAATTGCAGAAAAGACGCCTCTTCCCCAATACGTTCTGCCAAAAGATTATAGTCCTGAGCTTGGAAATCACTGAAGGCCAAGTTATACTGCATCCCTCGCAATTTCTGTTGATTCACATCTATAAAAATTAAATCCCAATTTATGACTAGAGGATCTGCTTTATATGCCCCTTGCATCGTCGGAAGAGTACTTATCGAAGTGGGAGTTGCTGGCGTTCCAGGACTGCTACCGTACACCTGTCGAATACTACTTGCTCCGAGCAAAGCGAAGTTCCCGCCAAATTGATAGAGTCCACAGATACTATCAATTATTCCGCCTACAGGAGCAAACCCATAAATCATTGCGTTAGTATCCGCAGATCCAGTCGTAAAATTATCATACTGAGTAGTAGTTCCAGAAGCTAATTCTGAAGCCCACCAGCCTTCTGTGTTTTGAAAGGTGTCGGCATATGTCAGTCTGCCATCAGCAGAAAAGGCACAAACTGCTGGCCACAAATTAGTCATTGTGAAATTGCCACCAGAAGTAAATGCTGAAAATCCACTGCCGTTTATTGGATTGCCACTTAAATCTGAAAGCGTAAAAGTTGTGCTGGTTAAATTAGCAACTTGATAAAAATTACCGTTAAGCTGAGTCATGCCCCCAACACCAGTAACGTATAGTACAGTGCCGTTTGATAAGCCTGTAGTTCCACTACTAACCGTAACTTGTGGGGGATTAGCCGCAGTAATAGCATTGGGCACAAAATTTGTGGGAGTAAAAGGATCGTTTGTTCGCGTGAAGCTATTATTGAACGACCAATTAGTAAATCCAGACCGAGTCAATTTGGCTGGAGGGTATGCTGTCAATCTAGTTGCTGCAGGATTTTGGCATGTGATATACATCAAATCGCCAATTTGGGCCATGCGTAATTGATTTAAATCCCCGGCCAAATATGGGGTAGAAAATTCATATATTGAAGCTACCGTTCCACCAGAGACATAAGTTCCATAGCTAACTGAATTAACATTATTGCCGTATTGATCATTTACTGTAAAAGTATTAGTGGTTGTGGAAGCCACCAAAAAGAATCGGTTATTAACCTGATTCATTCCGTTAACGCCAGTAATATAAACTTCTTGCCCTACACTGTATCCATGACTTGATGCAGTCACAGTCATAGTAGTTCCATTGGTTATGCCGGTTATGTTTACAGCTGTATTTAAAATGACAGCATTGTTTCTGTAAAATCGTAATGTTGCGCCCGTACCTGAGCCAGGAACGGTTTCTGGCGGAGCAGCAGCCACGATCATAATGGCGTCATTGGCGCTAAACTGCCATCTGATCAACCAGGCGTTAGCCCAAATATTTTTCGTGAGCCCACATAAAAATGTACCAGGTACGTATGTAGCTCCGCCCTGTGGCAGAATCATAAAATTCTGGCACCAGGATAAGCCTTTTAAATATGTGTCTAAATCAGTTCGAGCTGCCATTTGTGGTGACAGTTCGCCACCGACAAAGTTCATAAGCAGCTTGTTTCCTTTTTGCGACATTATTGCGCATCCACATCGCCCCACCAAGAAGATGGTATTGGGTACTGATAGTTCTCACTAGTGACAAGTCTCGATTCTCCAATCCAATTAGGATCGGTAACGATAACTGGATTCTCAATATGCTGAATAGCTTTAGCCTCCGCCAAAGCAATCTTATAGTTATCGTCCGCAAATTTGACTAACTCCATGTTTCCAGTCACAGGCATAGCAAGCTCTTTTGCTAAAAGCCATTTAAATGCTTGAATGAATAAAGAATCCATCTGAGCGACATTAGTTATATCGGCTGAATATTTCACGGCTAAAGACGGCCAAGGCATGGTTGGATCTATGCTTACTCCATCCAAACCAAGCGGACCTAAAAGAATATGTGTATCTTGAAAATCATATGGAATAGGACAATATCGACGCCAATCGTAACCCACCCACCAGACAGCTAGAATAGGATTTGGTAACTGATAGGCGTAAGCATAATCAAATGGAATTACGTATGTTGTATCTTGAGGCGCCATAGTTCGCTGTGTGGAAAAGTTCCACATATAATTACGAAGCAATGACTGCCTGATAGTGTCATAGCAACCGTTAGCCGCTAATGAGGCGACATTATTCACATCATTTAAAGATGTGATGGGCTGTTGCCTCAGTTGCGCTAATGCCAGATTTACGACATCAACTGGACTTGCAGGAGCTGGCATAAGGATTCCTCCTTATGGATTAGCATCCGCTTCGATACGATTGATAGTTAAATCATTATTCGCTGTTGCAGTGCTTAACTGCACAACAGCCGCAATATTCGAAGTTTCAGTTTGAGTTGAAGTCGTGCTTAATCCATTTAATAGTGCGCCACCTGCCCAACCAACTACTGAAATATTTTGAGCGCTTGCAGCTGTTCTGTATACAACAATATCAACGTAAATATCCGTGCCGCTTCCCGTAGAGTTATATAAAGTAATAGAAGTTGAACCCCATTTGAAAAGCAGTGTCTTCGTATTACCGTTAGCTGCAGTCTTTCCATAAATTCTAAAACGAATTGAATCCCCAGTAGTATTCAATGAGTTGGGTGGGATGTTTATAGTTGCTAAAGTATTACCCGTAGTAACTGAATTTAAAGGTGCAAGGCTCTGATAAATATCACCATTTACAACAAACGGTACTCCACCAGTACCAAAACTATTCCAAGTACCCATGCATCCAAGCACTTGCTTTGTGAACATCGCCCGATTGTAGTATTTATATTGGCTTTGAAGAGCGACATAAGGCCCCCATGCATCCAAGTTTGAATATAAAGATTGAGTAGTTTGAGCCAGACAGACTCCCAGTCCGCTGCCTAAAAGAATTGTGAGCAGCAGTAAAAGTTTTTTCTTCATGGTTTAACCTGCAGGAATCAAGTAAATACGAGCAGTCAAGTTGAAAGCGGTTGAAGCTGCTGTATTTGCTGTGAGCACAAGATCGTAATATGCTTTCGCGTTGAACAAAGTCTGACCAGCCAGAATATAGGCAGGCTGCATTGTATTCTCGTGAGTCAATGCTTGAATGCCATTAATCGGAGCAGCAAAAGTGCTACCTGCGTGAATGTCTACGCTATTCATGTAGCACCCAGCAGCCAGAGCTGTCGGAGTACTAGTTAGACCCCCAACATAGGCATCATATAAACCAATGCTGTAAGAAGTACCGCCTGTGTTGGCGTCTACTTCAAGGTCCATTCTCGTAAGGATTACTGCAGGCTGTAAGTTTTTAACCAGCAGATAAGTAGAAGTGCTGCTGTCTGTAGACAGCGGGCTTACTGTGTTCTGGATAAAAGATAACCGAACACCAGATTGACGTGGCGCAGCTTCTATCGGATTGCCCAAAAGGTCTTCCGAGCCAACGTAATTTGTAAGATAGTTTTGAATAGCCATGTCAATCCTCTGTTCAGTAAATACACTTTTAAGTAGGGCAGAGCCCAGAAACCCGTTATTATGGAGGGTTAGGAGTTACTGTGGTAGTGACAAGTTGAACCTTGACACCTTCCATCCGTACCGCGCCTATTACACCGTCGGCCAAGATTTGTTTAGTTTTCCACCGGTCATTACGATCTTCTTGTCGAACATCCCATGCATCAGTGATACCAACTTTAACTCCGCCTTTCACAACCGAGAAACAAGTTCTGGTTGTTCCAGAAACAGGCATCATAGGAATAGTTACGTTAGAACCAAACCTGATGATCTTAAAATCCATCGCCTGAATCATGTAGCCATCTTCAACCACATATTGACGAGTAAAGTCACCGGAAATTAGAGTGCCTTCTTTCATCAACTGTTGATGTTCTTGCTCAGATATCAACAAGAATTTCTCGTCCATAGTCTCGATGCCAACTTCATTTGATTGATAGTTAGCGCTGATTTGCAGCAAGACTTCATAAGTAAGCCCAGCAGTAGCATCTGTGGTGAGCACACCATCAGTGGCAGCTGTAACCTGAGTAGCCCCAGTACGACCTGTATATACAGTAGCGTTCAAGGCCCCAATATATATTCTATCGAACTCTCTTTCAAGAGCTTCACCGGCACGTTTCGCCAGTTCGCTTTGCGGATCAGAAAGCATCCGCTCTACGTCCCATTGGTCCACGAATACAGCAACCCCAATTCTATTGGTTTGCATGACTCGGTTATCCCAAAGAACATCAGCAGGCTGAATTTCAGGAAAACGGGTATTTAATAGCGAAGCTTCAAAAGATGCAATTCGCGGGAAGTACATGTTTTCAGCTTGGACCTGGACGATATCCGCACATTGGCGAGTCCGGGCTTGAATCTGTTGAGCGCGTTCGTAAATTGAATCACTGAACTTTGTGATTAATACGTCGCCGATACTTTGCTGGTTAAAATAAGTGGCCATGAATACTCCCAAATAAAATCAACAAGTGTTTAGTTTGTTGGCTTTCTTCTTTGGGCAGTATCCGTTAGGGTGCTTACAGACCGCGGTGTCGCCATGACAGTATCGCTATAAATATTAAAGCACCCTGAATTATTCTTTGTCAACTATCTTTTTAAAGTTTACAGATGCCAAGAATATTGAGCGCTAAATTAGCAGCGTTAATGACAATCAGCTCACCAGCAATAATCGGATGCCGTTTATCAAAAGGACGATTATCGGGTAAAGTGCGAAGCAATTTTTTATTTGCTAAATATTCTTTTTTAAATATGGCTAATGGGTACTCGCTATCAAGGCAGCGATATGTGTATACCCCTTTTCGTATTTCTAAAAGCTCAGTTAAATGGTATGTTGCACCATTGTGCTGAAGTTGCACACACGCACGTATTTCAGCTGAGACAGGAAGAATAATGAGTAAATTACTGAGGCTTACCGATAGAAACCATTTCTTCATATAGCCTATCCACTTCTGCTTTTATTGCTTTATGCCCAGGATGCTGCCAGTTTTTAAATTCAGGCTTTTGTCGCAGCTCATGAATTTTTGCATGAATCTGATCACGAGACACACCAGGAGTACTTGTGGCTGACGCAGATGTATTTATTTTATCGTTAGCATAAAGCTTTTCGTGAATGTGTTTTCCGAGTGCCGCAATAATTACACGTGGGTCATTAGTCGCTCTGATATTTTCAGGCAATACTTTTCCAAATACTTCTTTTGAAACCCGTTCTACGTATTCAGCTTGATCACCAAAAGCTTCTTTAAACTTAGTATCTGACTGGGCTTTAAATTCAGCTTGCTTAGCTGTTTGCCTTTCAACAGCTCCACGAATTTGTTGGATAGTTAGATTATCAAATTCAGCAGCTAACGCATTGAAAGCTTCTTTTGGTATACCAACATCAAGCGCTTTTTTCTGAAGTGCGGCTATGAAATCTTTGTCTGATGCTCTTTGCAAAAGCGCTTGCTGTACAGTTTCACTTTCTTTAGAAATATCAGGTGGCTGATAACCATAACCATCAGGAGAATCAGGAACACCTATGGCTTTATAAAATGCTTTTTTTACTTCTGGTGTTGCATCAGGTCCGGGAACTTCCAAACGTTTACCAAGGGCTTGCTGAAGGTTATCAACTTTTTTAAATAACTCGTCAACTGGTTTTTCAGTTTTTAAAATATTGCCGACCCATTCCTTACTTTTATAATCAGGAGGAACATGTTCTTCAAAATTAAATTTTGATTCTGGCGGCGGTGCTATTGCAGTTGATACTGAAGCTGATGAGGAACCCGGTATAGGAGGGCTAATTGACGCTCCTGGACCTGCTCCTGGGGCTATATCTGAATTTCCTTCTGGCATATTATTCCTTATCCTCGTCTATTGATTCCAATACTTCTTGTTCAAACTTCTCTAGCTCAAACTGCTGTTGGGCTATTATTTTTTCGTTTGCTTTAGTTGATTCAAAAGCTATTTGTTCTTTTAGCTTTTCAATCTCATACTCTATTTGCATACGATGCTCTGGTCTTAAAAATTGGCGAACAGCAAACCAGATATCGCGTCTGCCTATGTTGTAAATTGTACCGTAATGATCTAACTCTAAAGTTTGAACATTATACGATTTTAACTCCGCAGTATATTCAGACAAAAACAAAATGTGTCGCATAACATTTCTGCCTGCAGCTGTACTTAAAACTGCATCGTAGTCTTTTTGTAAATGCTCTGAATGCTTAGATGCCTGGTCCTTGTTCTTCCTGGCCGCCACCGTTTAACCCCCCATTATTTCCGTTCATGCCAGGCTGCTGACCTGCCATTGCATAATTTTTAGCAGCTGTCGCTGACTTTTGAGCAATAGTCGCTTTTTGCTCACCTTGATTAAGTTGTTGCTGCATCGCACCAGATTGATTACGTACTCGTCGCTGTCTAAGCATAGCATCTTTACCGCGTAGCACTTTAGGTGGTGCACCAAAAAGATGCTGAGCTTCTCTCATTGCTATGTCAACGTCCATATTATCCATAGCTTCTGGATGCCCAGCTTCAGCTAATTGTATTCCGTATTCAGTAAATTGTTGTAGTCCATCCAAAGCTGCTCTGCGCATTGCTTGTGCGGCTGGTGAAATCCAATGTGCTTTAAATGGAAATATTCCTTGGTCAGCTAAATTAGCAACTATCTTAGGCATAATCAAAGGCTTCAAACCTTGATTAGTCATTTTACGAATTAGCATTCTATCTTTGGTTGGATGTAATCCTAGTTGCTTACGATTCCAAAGAATTTTCGTGGTGTGCATAGCTACAGGATCTAATGTCTCATATAGCTGTCTGCTAAAAACCATGCCCAAAGACTGCGCTCTAAATCCTACACGCTCACGTGTTTCTTCAGCAGTCATCCTAGTCTTATTAGCAAAATCAAGAAGCTTATCAATTAAAAATTTATTCTGAATAACTTCAATAAGCATTTCACAACGCTGACCAGCCATTGTTGGATCTGGAATTTCATACAGTTGCATAATAGGAGATTGACCCTGCGGTAATCTTCCTGTTGCATATAAAGGCACTCTAGCCCCAGCACCAATATTTGCTTGGCCGCCTCCAGCGATCATGTCATGGTAAAAACCAAGAGGGGGGTCAGATCGTTTTAAAATTGCTGAGCCGTAAGACTTACGAAGCAAATTCAATTCTTTAACTGAAGGCAGCGCATTCATTCCTAAACTTCTGCCGTATAACTCATTAGGTCGTTTAGTAAATCGAGTTGTAAAAACTGAAAACTCGTCTAGCCCATCTTCAAGCAATAAGTGTTTTGAATCATATTCAAAATGTACAGAAGCCCAAGGCTTAAGTAGCTTTTCATTGCCTGGTTTGTATTTAGTATTCTTAGCTCTAGAGCGAGGATAAATAGCATGAACGACTTTTACATAAGTCGAATACATTTCTGATCTGTATAAGCCCTGAGTTCTATCTGAACAATTATCATAACCATAAGTATCGACAACTTCTTTTGCTGTATAGGCATATTCCATCATTACTGTATCAATGAATTTATTTCTGCCTTCATCGAATACTGCAGTCTCAATTGATATCGCTTTATAATTAACTGGGCATTCGTCATCATCTTCTTGTTCTTCTGGATAAATGCCACTTGTTCCATAAACTACTTGCTCGACTAAATGCTCACCAAAAGCTAATAAGAATCCAGCTTTAGGATGATCCATAACATGATGAACTTTTTTAGTTACTTCTTGCAGATAATCAGCAACTTCTTGTGATTGAAATTCTGCTACTGCTGCTGAAGTTGTATTAGGCGGAGCTTTTAAAACTACGTTAAAGGACTCAGCTGTATTTGGCCAAAGTGCTCCCCCCAAGGCCATAGCACAGGTATATGCAGCATCAACACTGGTATCATCATAAACATTATTGACTGATAGCATAGGAGTACGCCAAGGAACTCCAGTATCTCCCCACCAAACAGGCCGCATAAATAAGTATTTTGAAAGCAACCAAAAAATATTTCTCCAGCCATCTCGGCGTAAACGCAGCTGAGTGTATTTATGAAATACTTCATTGACTGTATCACTCCATTGATTTTCAGCAGAACGAGTCGTGGGCATTTCATCCCAACTAGCTTCTTTCTTCTTAGCTGTTTTAACTGCCATTTAATTCCCTAACGCTGTTATTTTGCCCGAGTTATTCGGATTGTTTAACAACCCTTGACTGCTTGTATAGATATAACTCATAGGCCCAAGCTGTGAGGCTGCTTGCTCTGCTGGAGTTTGTTGAGTAGCAGCAAGATATTGCTGCTCTACATTTGACTGTATGGACTGTTCTTCCGCTTGCATCTGTTGCTGCTGAGCGGCTTGTGAACTACTTAGTACTGCTTGTTGGGCTAACATCTCTTCAAGCGTTTGTTGCTCTTGAGCTGCCGCGCCTCCGCCGCCCCCTGAGAATCCGATGTCAAGTTCCTCCAATAAATAAGTCTCGTGTTTCCACCGTGTTAATAGTACAGTTAATAACTAAAGTCATCAAGAATTTCTTGACACTCTCCTTTTCCATAAACCGGTGCATACTTTTCAAAAAGCTCTTGCATTTCAGGAGGTCTTTCTCCTTGAACTGGATAGGCAAACGTTAACCACATTGCGTCTGCGATGTCAGGCGAACGACCATATTCTTTTTTGATTTTGTCTTTAGGGGCAAGCTTAAGCTTTTCCGAACCTGAGCTTTCAAGAAAATCTGGGATTGCAAGCAAGTCGGCAATGACATCATTATCATTGGGTATCTGAACATGTTCTCCTGTATCTCCCAACCAGTCTCTAAAAGCCATAGCCATTTCAATCCGCTTATTAGCATATCGTTCCTCGATTGCTTGTTCGCCAAAATGAACAGTGGTTATCTGTCTTGAAAAACCAAGTTCTCTTAAACGTGAAGCTGCTCCTTCTCCAATGGCATAGTCTATGAAACATTTGGCCACAGGAATTTTTCTTATCCCAACTTCTAACCCTACTTGCAAAAAGTTAGCAATGATTCCAACTAACTGCATGTCATCCATCTTATTGAATTTAATTATTTTATGGAAAACATTACCCTGCCTAAAAGCAAGAACTGTTCTATCTCCAGTTCGAGCTGGATCAACTCCCATGATCAAAGGGGCATAACCATCAGCTGTAACTGAGTTAGTTGAAGCCCTGTACACAGCTGTTGGATTGTATAAAGTATTCGCAGAAGCTTGAAATGCCTCATCGATAGTCGCTGGAAACTCTTGCTTAAATAACCACTCAGCACGTAGTTCCTGCGCTTTCATTTGTCTCCAGTAAGCTTGTGCTGGAGTCAATTCGTACTTGAGCGATTCTTTTATAAACGCTATGGCTGTCTTTGTTGCCTCATTAGGTTCCCAGCCCACTGGAGGCGTTCTTTGATATTTAGGATGGTTATACCAAGGATCATGAAAAACGCGCCATAGGTTCTGCCCAGCAAGCGCCTCCTGAATAAAAATATGCCATGGCCTATTCTTTCCTTTAGCAGTACTTTCTCTAAAGCCAACAGACCCTCTACCGTCTGATAAAGCAGGCAAAACTGCAGCTGTCAAAGAAGCTGGATCATCAACCGAATCCTCTTCAGTTAAGTGCAAAGCATGAATAGCATCTGATCGCAAAGCATCTGGCGAGCCAGCTGTTGATATCGTATGGTAAGAATTATTATCAAAAAGAATTTCTTTTCTGTTTTCTACTTGCCTGCCTTGCTTGATATAGGGTGGTGCAGCCAAACAAAGCTTCTTAAATCGTCTAAGGAACTTACCAGAAGAGTCACTATCATGATTAATAGTGTGGATTTTAAAACCAGCAATACGAGTAGCGTACCAATGCAATAGCGACTGAATTAAAGTTGACCATCCAACTTGCCTGGGCTTCACCAAAGCTATTCGTATAAAGCCAAGCTCTAGCATCATCATCATTGCAAAGTCTGATAATCTTTGCTGCGCTGCGTGAAAGATAAAAGGAATTGTTCCAGCCAGAGAATCTTCGCCGGGTATTTCCATGTTGAGGGCTTCTATCTGAAGTTTGTATTCATCTTCAAAAAGATCTTTAGGCTCAATACGCTGACAGTGTCTAGCAAAGTACGCATGCTCTAACTGCAGCCTTATATGCGCATCATAATCTTGGGGCGTCAATATAAGGGGCTGTTGGCTCATCGCTTATATCACATCTGCCCATGATATTGGCCTGGACTCAGTAGCTTGTACGTCAATTACTTTTGTATCCATAACCTTTGTACCATTCCTGGCTTCCTGAAATCTGTCTTCTGCCAGCCTTATATTTTTAAGCAGGTCAGAATATGTGATGCTTATATTTTTAGTTTCTGTTTTTTGAATAGCCTTACCGACTAAGTGTTCTTGCACAAAGTTTGCTGCAGGTAAATGTGGGACAGGCCCTGTAGCTGCGTTTATCATTCTGTACCACATCACAACATATGCTGGCATAAGCTCTAGCTGTTCTTCAGTTAACTGCTTAAGCTCACCATAAGATAAACGCGAGACGTTGGCTGCGTCTTGTCTTGCTACCCGCTCTAGCTCTGCTTGTGTTTCAGGAATAAGTTCAGCGTTAGCTAAAAGGCGTTGTGTTGATATAGGAGCTGATGCTGGTTTAAGCGTATCCAAGAGCCGCTACCTGTCTTGATAGTCGCTCGTGCTTTTGCTTCAAGTCCTCAGCTTTAACGATGTTCTCAGCATTAGGCGCAAGCTTCATTTGCGACAAATAAAAAGCGTATGGATCTTGGCGAATAAGCTTAATCGCATCCCTAAGAGTACGAACACTAGGGTAGAGATTAATATCAATGGCCACAGGTTCTGGTCTTTCATACGCACCTGTCTCCATACTTTGCTTTCTATAATGCATGACTGACTTTTTAGCTAGAGCGCGAAGCTGATCGATATCAGTCATCCACTCAAGCCGTACATCTTCGTCTGCCCCTTGGGGAAAGTTTTTGGTATCAACCAAAGTACACTTTCTGATCCCACCATAGCCCGGTATATTTTTAAATAGTCTATTTGCGTAGAAGGCCTTAAACACGTACACCGGTGAAAAGTCTGGGCTTGCAAAATCAACCAGAACTTGTACCGTCTCTTTAAAATAATCTACTTCCATCGCACCCGGAGTGCCTTTATATAGCTCACCTTCAAAAGTTGCCGTGAATGAAGGAACGGCTGGTTCTATTGTGGGCTGTATGGCAGGAATGGGTGATTGATGCGCTTGCTGCAGCATTTGTGCTGTTGAAATGTGATGTGACACATTCTCTATTCCTGCAGCTTGACTGGCAAAAAAGTCATCGAATTGTGAACTTGACATGTAATATGTTTCTCCAAAAGTTTGGTATAGCTTAATTTAACTGTGAGATTCTGACAAGAGTGGTATAATTATAAGATAGTTTTAATAGTGTGTAATTAAAAAAAGACGGAGGGTGCCGATATGAAAAATATTTTGTTAGCGTGTAGTTTGCTTGTTGCTTGTGTGTCACCAGCAATGGCAGATTGTTACGGTTATTACCCTAGTGGTACTTGTGGAGGACAAATTAGTGACAATCAAGAAACGTGCGGAACCGGCTTTACTCAATTATCTTACAACACCCCACTTCCGAGCGGGAGTAGCACACTGGGTTCTAGTTTTATTGACCCTCCTCATAGTAGTGTGCAGCCCTTTGTGGCTGTACCTCCTGCACAGGACGGTATAGATTGGGGAACCGTAGCGATCATAGAGGCGCAACCAGGGAGATGTGATCGGGGTTGGTAGCCTAGCTACTATTTGATATAATAGGCTAGTGTGTACTCCTTTTGTGCTTTTGGTTGTGCGCTGTCAGCAATAGGCTCCGGTTGAAAGACTGGAGCTTTTTGTTTGGTTATAGGTTTCCAAGTAGAACAGTGGAAATTTTCTAAATTTTTTTTGTAGGCTGAAATTTTTGAAATGGGAACTGGCTAAACTGGTTTAAGGGTGGAAACGGTGGAAACGGTGGAAACGGTGGTTTGTGTGCACGCGCCCAATTTCTTGTTAAGTATTGAATTTTCTGGAAAAGTTCGTAAAAGGGCGCCCGCTACCCCCTGAAGCCGAGGGTCTCTGGGCGCTATGCCCCTGGGAAGAAAGAATGCTTTTCCTCTGACGGTACCCCTCCTTATTAGGCAGCATAGGCTTAGGTCATGCTATGTTAAATGTTTGAAAGCCTTAGCCTGTGTGCATTATGACGCTTGACACAATTCATTTAACATGATGTACTTATATCAGTTGACACATGTGTGTCATATGACAGGGGATACATAATGACAATCTACGATTACCACAGAGTGAAGATGGCAAGGCATGCACTACACACAGACTGTACTCGCGCCTTTGTTCTAACCGGCATGGACCACATAGACGCCAGTCGCCTATTAAACCAAAAGCCCCCAGTAGGATGTACTTGCTTAAAGGCGAGATTACACATTCGCGCCCCAAAAGGCTGGGACAAAATCGAAGCAGGCGTGATTTAGGGGCAGCTAGGCGCCCCAAGAAGGCGGCTAAAAATATAACGGAGGGTGATTATATGTCCGAACAAGAACTAAACGAACTGATTGCTTTAATGGATGCCAAGTACGATGACAGCCAAGAGGAAACCACAGAAGATTTTTAATAATCTGTATGGTATGAAGCAACCACGAGAGCCCGTCAAATGACACGGGCTTTTCGTTTGTTAAGCAAAAATACGTCGCCCATTGTCTACATTGCCTACCCAGTTTTCAAACTTCTATAGAAATTACAATACGCACTTTACAACCCGTTTTACGGTTTATATAGGAATTTATCAATAAACACAGGCAATGTAGACAATGGATGTAAAAACTACCCTTTCACGTCTTGTAATTAACTGTTATAAAGACCATGCTAAACATATCATCAAAATATTAATACAAACACATTTGACACCGCCCTATATAATGCTATAATAAAAACAACGGTAGAAATACCATACAAATAGTTAAAACAGAGGGTTAATATTATGTCAAATGAGCCGTACGACGGTTATACGAATTGGGAGACTTGGTCAGTTGCGCTGATAATTGATAATGACCAACTATTACAAGCTTATTGGTTAGACCAAGCAAGCCAAGAATTGCAATATGCTCTTGACCACGGAAGCACAAGCGAATACTGGTCCATTAAAGAAAGTGCGATTTACGCCTTAGCCAAAAGCATAAGAGAAGAAATAGCCGACCAATGGGACAACGTCCAATTTGAATCCGTATACGCTTTATTATTTCAACAACTCATGGACGGCAGTTTAGACGAAGTCAATTACGACGAGCTTGCAACAGGCTATATTGAGCAAGCGATAGAAACTGATGGTTACTGTCCACGTGGTTGGAATAAAATAGAAGCCGATGAAAAATTGGCAACAGCTAATTAACCTTATATATCTGTGGGGTTACTCATGCGAACGGGCAACCAATCGTTAGGCGGAGTATTAAATATGTGCGGCACAGTCGCCCCTAAAAATGTGCAGACCTTACGCCCAAGCAGAAACGGTGCTTGCTCTGGACCGCCAGCAATCCAATAGGCACTAAAAACTGGCACTATTTAAACAATCCCAATACAAAGACAGCTATCAAACACACAAGGAAAAAACTAATGCGCACAAAACAACAATCTGACCTTTATAAAGAACTAGAGTTCACAGCACCACACTTAGTGATAACACGAGCAACCACTAATTACGCCAAGGCACTAATTGATTTCAATAATAAGGAAATAGACTGTGCTACTTTGGAGGCGCAAAAACGAATAGTGACTCGTTCGCAAGTAAACGAACTGTCTATATACGCGCAATTTAGACCACTAAGACCAAGAGGGTAATCTATGGATTACGTTAGTAAGCTCCGTCAAGTAATTGCCGATTACACCATTGACCAAGCCGGCGAAGCTGATTTGGCTGTGGCGATTACACATGTAGAAAATGAATTGGACATACTAACCATTCAGCTTAAATTGGCTACTGATATTCTTGCTAATTACCAAAAACTTAATCCGGAAAATTTGCGCAAGGATTTAAGAATGATTGCGCATGAACTACAAACTGATCGAGTGTGTGAAGAGGTAAAAAATGGAAATTCGCAAATCTAACAGTAAGTATCCTGAGCATGATATAAAACTGCTCAACTATTTACAGGATTAACAACGGAGCACTGACAATGAAAACACAAACAAAAGAATATTCACAAATAGCCACATATAAACCATTCGAGGTATTCAGATATGGCGACTGCGTTACCGACGGTAATTTTATGATCCCATTATCTGTTTGCGAGCAAATAAGCAAAAAACCGAATTGGTTAAAAGAGGCTCTTATTAATCCAAACAAAATGGAAGGCAAAGAAGCTTGGAAAGAGTTTTATAAAGAAGATATAGTAACTAATGATTCTAACAAAGCCGCAGTTAGTTCACGTGCTCAAATTGAATCTTATAGAGTATTAGTCGCATTACAAAGCGAAAATAACTATTCAATAATTCAATTAGGTTTCTATAAATTTTTTCGCGAGTTATTTCCGTATTGTGAGTTTTTTATTAGCGGTAAAGAAAGCCCTGTATTTGTTGCCAATTCTCAAGCATTAGGTTTATTTATGCCTATATGCACAAAAACCGATTATTCATGGATCGTAGATGAAACTTTAACTAACACTGAAATTCTAATGTATGCACTTGGTTGGACAGGCGGCACAATTCATCAACTTAAAGCGGCATTAAATCTGGATGAAATACAAATTTCTACAGCTACACCAGACCAAATGCGTAAGTACGTGCGCTTGGCGCATATTCACAGAAATAAGGAATTAGCTATGGCTAAATAGTTTCACCTCACAGTGAAAATCCTGGACATGATTTAAAACCGTCCACTATTTACACAATTAACATTATATTAGAGGTATAAAACAATGATAACCCAACCAGACTTATACGAAGGCGAAGACGAATTAGAAGAAATATCAGACTATGAATTGCACCAAATGTATGATGACATGCTTGATGAAATTTATCCTGAATGTAAAATAGGTGGCATGAATTATTCAACAAGCCGCGCACTAAAAGAAGTTGATCCAACTGCTTATAGAGTAGGCTTTGTTGATTGGCTTGACAGTGAAATATCAAATGAAGTTATTATGGAAGAAAATGACAAATATTATTTAAGATAAAAAAAGAAAAACTCTACTCCTCTATTTATGACCGGCTTAAAGAAGAACTGACCAAACAATTAGAAAATATAGTTAATAGCTATGCCTGTGAAATAATCACAAACCTAGCAAAATTAGAGGAAAACATACCACTATGACCAATACCGAGTTATGCCCTGCCTGTCATCACAAAATAAATCAGGCAGAAAGAATTTTTATAAAAGAAGGCAAAGCTCACCACTTTGCTTGTGCAGCAAATCCCACTTTAATATCAGTCACTGATTTATCTCAATTGACTGGTTACAGCGTTGCGCACATAGCCCAGCTAATTAAGCGTAAGCAACTACCCTCTGGTGAAAAACGGGGCAAATACAGAATGCTACCGCTGTCAGAATCACTTTTTATATTAGAGACACATACACCAAGAAACTGGCACGATAAAAAATTCAGTAAAAAGAAACTCACTAAAGAATCCAAGCGCAAGTCTTCTACTTTCGACTTGTTCAAACACGTAATATAATTACTCCACGACAGCCTTAATAGTACGATTAGAACCCCACATTTAGAAGCACCAAATGTCACAAGCGGCGAACAGCAACTTTGATAATTTTATCCCTTTAATTCCCGGTACAAAGCGGCCATTAATACATGATTGGCCTAATGTAAGAAGAGGAACATACACCCGTAAGCAATGCGGGCGGGATGCTGGAATTGTTTTAGCAGCACACGAGCTGGTATTAGATTTCGATCCAAAATATTACCCGCCTGGTCGCGACATATGGATGGAGCTTCAGACTGAATACCCAGAGCTACTCAATACCAAAATTAATTACACCAAAAACGGGGTGCATGTATATCTACTTAAATCACCAGACATACGCATTAAGATGCATCAGTTTCTATATCCTGGTGTGGAATTTAAATCTCAAGGTCATAAAATTAGAGACGTAGGGAGCAAAGACGATGAAACAGGCAGCGAAGTATTTTCATTTAAAGCTGGGCCCGCTATCCATATACCGCGACCGTTTTTGGCTTTACTTCAACTTGACACTTACGCGTCAGACGATAAATCGATTGATGCGCCTACTACCATTCATGAGCCTCAGTATATTCAAGAACTTACAGCCGCGTTGCCGGCAACAGAAGGCGACAGGAATAACGGCTGCTTCAGATGGGCCTGTAGAGCACGAGATTTAGGCTTAAGCTTCGAACTAGCTTTTAAACATATAAGAGATATCTATGGGGTGAAATGTATGCCCCAAATGGATGATACCGAAATATATAAAACAGTTGAAAGCGCATATACAGGCGGAGCTAGAAGCGCTTTTGGAAACGATACGGCTGAAGCTGCATTTCGGTTAGTTGAAGCCCCTGCAGCACCTATCGATAACGTTAAGTCATTTCAACAACATAAGTCTGAGCACTTATTAAAGCTCACTTACCAACAAGGTCTTGAATACCAATTAAATAAAGATGGCACAGTTAAAGGACTGAAAAATACTTTTGGAAATCTTATATGGATATTGCAAAATGATCCTGGCTACAAAAATATGATCCGTTATAACGAATTTACAGGCGGTCTTGAATTTGTGGGTAAGCCTGGCTGGAGACAACACCAATTAAATAAGGGAGAAGCTTTAGAACAAGATGATTACAAACTAATAAAAGCCACTTTAAGCACAACAGCTGCCGGTGCAACTGTAAGAGATCCAAACTTTCAGTACTATGGCATTGAATGTAACTTAAACGATATTGAGGCTGCCTGTAAGGTCGTTGGACGAGCGAATGCCTACCATCCGATAAAAGAATATTTTGAGAGCCTCCAATGGGACGGAATAACCCGATTAGACGATTTTTTACCAGAAACTACTGGCTGTGATAACAAGTTATCAACCAGAGCAATAGGGCGCAAGACTTTAATAGCCGCAGTAAAACGTATTTATGAGCCCGGTTGTAAACAGGATTATGTTTTGATCCTTGAGTCCTATGACCAAGGAACTAAAAAAGGAATGTGGATTGAGGCGTTAGGTAAGCCATGGCATTCGGTAGGAACTCTTCAAAAAAATAATAAAGACACTTATATTTGTCTACGTGGCAAATGGATAATTGAAATTCCAGAAATAAATGACGTGCTAACTAAACAATCACATGCTTGGTTGAAAGCTATGATCACAACAGCAACAGATACTTTTAGAGGGCTATATGAAAGAAATGCATCCGACGTCCCACGTGAATCAATTTATATTGGAACACTTAACCCTGGAGCTTCCAACGAATACTTTCATGACTACCAAAACAGGCGGTTTTTACCGATTAAAGCACGACATCTTAAAGTTGAAAGGCTTGAAGAACTGCGTGATCAACTTTTCGCGGAAGCAGTCCACTGTTATAAGAATGGCGAAAAATCCTGGATTGATAATGAAGCCGCATGGGTAGAAATAAGGGCTGATCAAGCAGCTAGAATCATTCAAGATCCTTGGAAAGATTATTTAAGTGAATGGGCGGCCAGACAACAAACTTTTTTGCCACGAGATGTTTTTGCTGCGTTAGGGTTCACGCCTAAAGATGTAAGCGGCTCTCACCGAACAAGAATTTATAACATTTTGCGGGAGCTTGGATACGAATTTCATAGAGAAATAGGTGGCGGTATGTGGCAAAAAGTAAGACTTAATTGGAGTGATGTTTTATGAAAAAATATATTTGGCTGATGCTAAGAGACGGGCGGCAGGTATTAGTATTTGTTGATCATATAAAAGCTATTTGCAATTTACGAAACTCAGCAGCAGGAGCAGTAGCAGCAGGCTCTTGTGTAGAGCTTGATAGCAATTACCATTTTGAAGTACGTGAATCAGTTGAAGAAATAGAAAAACTTTTAGAGGTAAAAGATGAACAAACGATTTGAACAGCCGCCAAAGTGTTGTGAAGAACAAAAACTTAAGCGAACAGGATATGGCAACACAGGAGACTATTGTTATTTTATCAATGTGTGCAAACACTGCAGATTCATGGTCTATGAGATACCCACAAAAGAAGGTAACCCGGTATGGCAGACGACGCTTCCCATGTAGAGGCATGCGGAAATTTTAAGTGTCCAATTCACGGTGATGGTTGGGCTAAAACAAATTGGCAGAAAGTTAACGGCCAGTATTTTCCTGTTGCTACCACATGGGAAGAGAAAAATTATTTGATGCTGGTATTTGGAGCTTGTGTAATTTCAAAAGAATTAGCTGACGAAATGATTGCCCTCGATAAAGCCGTGGAGTGTAATTGATGCTACCAAAAAACTACAAAGGAGAGCGTAACGCTCAGGTCTACGAAGACTATAAAGCTGGTGCTGATTTTAAATCAATGTCTGATTACTTCAAAGTCAGTATTGATCGCTTAAAAGCAATAATTGAAGACGAACGAAGACGTAGACTACAACTCTTAAAGGAGAAATTAAATGTCGCAGAATCTAGATTTTCTGATGTCGATAGCCCGAACGAACAAAGATGTTCGGCGTAAAGAATATCCTGAAGCCCGACCACCTGTTATGACACTAGAACAAATGTTTGCAGAGGCCCAGGCTAAACGCAAACCATTTGTGGAGACAATTTTTGAGCCTGTTGATCTAGCTAATTTGTATCCAGACACAGCGGTTGATTTGAGGGGGTTAGAATGAGCGATTCAAGCTGGCATGGAGACGATGACTATTGGAAAGATATGAGCCTATTTCCACACCAGCCTGAAGGTATAAAACATCTTCTATCAAAGCCTTTTAATAAGCCACACGCATTGCTGGCTGATAGTCCGGGTACTGGTAAAACAGTAATGACTATTGCTGCAGCCAAAGAAGCAGGTTGTACAAATGGTCTGATAATATGTCCAGCTATTATTAAGCCTCAATGGAAACGCCAAATGCTTAAATGGCAATTGGCGCATGAGGATGAAATTCAAATTCTTTATGGCTACAATACTAAAGTCACTAATGCGCCTTGGATTATAGCTAACTATGAATTAGCTAGGTCACCAAATATAAGACAGCAACTAACCGCCCGTAAATGGCACTGCGTAGTTCTGGATGAAGCACAACGGTTAAAGACTCATAAGAGTCAACAAACACAAAGCGTTTTTAATAAGGATTACGGAATTGGACAACATGCTTACTGGAAATGGGCTTTATCTGGAACGATCATCCCTAATCGCCCTGCGGAATTATATCCTGTCCTTAAGACAATGGCACCAGAAGTTATTAGGCCTCATGCTAGTTGGGCTGATTATTTAAAACATTTCTGTAATGGCGACCCCAGAGGGGCTTCAAATATACGCGAACTAACAGAACGCATCCAACCCTTCATGCTAAGAAGGGAACTCAAAGACGTATGGGCTGATTGCCCAGAAATTCTCGATCAAGAAGTTTACGTGGATGTACCCTATCACAAGCATAAAGAGTGGTGGGCAGTAAAGCAAAATATTATCGATACCTTTCCGCTACAGCTAGATGACTTGCAACTTAATGATATGGTCGAGGGGTCTTTGCAATCGGCAACCTTGCGTAGAATTATAGCAGAGTCAAAAGCGCCTTACGTAGCTAGTTACGTAGTTGACAGACTAGAAAGCGGCGTTGACAAAATTGTTATTTTTACTTTTCACAAAGAGATGACTGTTCAACTAGTTGATTTATTGAAAGTTTATAATCCTGTTGCGATCTATGGTGGCATTTCTGAGGCTAATCGTGTAAAATATATGGAACGATTCACAACGGATCGTGAAACAGAGGGTAACTGTCAAGTATTCATTGCACAAATAATAAGTTCTGGTGAAGGCGTCGATGGCCTGCAACATGTTTGCAACGAAGTTGTATTAGCTGAACCAGAATGGTCACCCGGCAGAGAAGATCAAGCCATTGATCGTATTCGTCGAATCGGCCAAACAAAACCTGTTATTGTTACTAAATTACTTGCAGCAAATTCATTTGAACAAGTGATCGAAAAGACCAACCGAAAAAAACGTACTGTTATAAACATAATTCTAGAACCAAATGGAGGAACATTTGACATGGCTACAACCAAGAAAGAGAAATATACTATCGAAGAAAACGTTCAGCGTATTGCTGACGCATTAGAAATGCTGGCCAACGGGCAAGCAACTGTACTAGGTAAAATTGGTGGAATGGAACAACCTGTTCAACAATTTGCACCGGCTCCGGTAGGCGCTGTGCCTCAACCTATAGTGACACCCCCAAACGTGATGCAGTTTCCGACTGAGCCTGTAACACCTGCAATGCCCCAATCTGTTCCCGCTGCGGCTGTTGCTATGGCCCCTGCGCCGACTCCTGTTGGTGCTAATACTGCTAATAAAGAACAGTTCATTCACACAGTAACTCAGCTCATGCAACCATACGGTGAAGCAGGTGTTGAAAAAGTAAAAAAGACGAACCAAATGTTCGGAGTGAATTATTTGAGAGATGTTCCAGAAGCGAATTATCCTCAGTATCTATCGACCCTACAAGCAGTTTAATTCACGCGATTTATTGTTGCTGCCCTCAGTGTAAGGATAGAGGCGAAAACCAACAGCCGCTACCAGAAGAGTGGGCAAGAAAATGGAGTAGATAAAGTTTTGGACTCGCGTAAGCGTTTTATGTAAAGGACGGAGGCTCTCCTTACCAAAAGAAAACCTTCACTATAACTTAGGAAATGAGGTAAATGACAATGCACCAAACTGTTGATAAAGAAACAGAAACCACAGACAAACGAACTTTAGCTGAAGCTTTGGGCGATGTAGCTGAGACTATTATGAAATTGAAAAATGAAAGCCGCGTTAGAGAAATGGCATACGAAACTGCAGAAGCTATCTACAGTACGTCATTTCATTTGTTCTACAACCATCCAGATATGCCAGTAAAAGAAATAGTTGAAAAAGCAACTAACTTTGTGACTGAAATTTCTGAGTGGAAAGACACTAAGCTTAAGGAATTGAAAATTCAATTTCCTCGTAAGAATCCGGTATCTGAAGAAACCGAATAAGTTTGCCCGGCGAGTTATCACGCCACAGATTATTACATGCTGGCTCTGTAATGGCAAAGAAAACCAGCACACTTTTAAATAGAGGAGCAAGTTTGGAAGCTAATCCGGACTTATTAGCGGATAACTAAAAAAAAAAATACATCGTAAACAGAGGGTAGACCATGATTGATGAACAAGGAAAGAAACACTATAAATTCGGTGGCTCATCTATCGAACGAGTTGCTTATTGTCCAGGCAGCATTAGAGCGATTGAGGAACTTGGAACACTTCCTAAGTCTTCTGCCGCAACCAGAGGAACTAGGATACACGAGCGTGTTGAACACTTGCTTAAATATCCGGTTACAAATTCTAAGCTCGAAGCTGATGAAGAAAATATTGCCCAGTTAACTTATAAGGCTATACTTGAATTGTGTGCCGAGCATGGATTGGATGCAAAAAATGGGCTTATCGAACAAACCTTATTGCTCCCAGAGTTTCACCCGACAGATGCGGGCACTACACCCGACTGGGCCGGGTATCTCATATTCGGCGATTTGCTTGTTATTGATTACAAGTTTGGTTACAACTACGTCGATCATACTAATAGCTATCAGTTATCTTATTGTGCCTGTGCGGTAATGCAGAATCTAGATCCGTTTGTGAGGGCAAGTATCCAAAATGTGCACATGGTTATTCTTCAACCTTACGATGGTGATCTCCATCCACGTAAATGGACTATTTCCGCAAGTGAACTTTCGCAGTACGAAAGTTATTTTAAAGGGGTTATTGAAAGAGTTGAACAAAATCCAGATCTCAGATTGGCGGGTGAACATTGTGAGGCTAAGTATTGCCCAGCGCGAACTTCTTGTGGTGCTTACCACAAATGGCTCGATGAAAAATCCGCGGGAGCTTTTCTCAAATTACTGGACGGCGAAGAACAAAAACCAGGAAGAGGCGAGCGCCTTGCCAGACAATTAAAGGTTTTAGACCTGTTTGATGGATTTAAGAAGGCAGTACTAGAGGAAGCCAAACAAGTCTTAATGGCGGACCCCACAGCTATCCCTGGTTGGTCTTTATCTGACACTCAAGGCAATCGTTCTTGGTTAGATCCAGCAGAAGTAAAGAAGAAAGCTAAAGAGCTTGGTCTGAAACCTACTCAATTTATGACCTCAACTTTGCTAAGCCCAGCTCAGTTTGAAAAACTTCTCAAGACAAGTAAAATAGACTTTGACATTTCGGGTATGGTTACTCGGCCATACACGGGAGTCAAGCTGGTTGAAAAGCCTGCGACTGATTTAGCCGAGTTGATAGTTAGAGAGGAACAAAATGTTAGTAGAGAAACTGGAAAAGTTGAAAGTCCGGCTTGATAATTCTTTCGTGCATGAAACCACCAAAGATATCGTCAGCGAATTAGTGGATGCACTTATTGAGCATGAAAAGCGCGATGAGTTTGAATTTGCTGAGCTTGAATCCGAGAACAAAGAAACAGAAGACGAACTAAAAAAGCACGAACTAAAAGAAGAAAAAGAAGAAAAAGAATCCGAATAGACCCGTGAGCCCATAGGAGAAAAATAACCATGAACCAATTAGATAGAGAAAAAACTGAATTTGTAACTGACGTTGCACTCGGTGCTTGGATGGCCGTATTTCCTGGTCAAGCCAAAACATTTGAAAACGATCCAGTTGCTAGAACATACTCAGTAGAGCTTGGAATGGATGCGTCTGGCGTAGAGCCAAATACGTCCTTAGTCCAAGCTCTTTCGTATGTAGCACAAGCTTATGATCCTCAAGCATGGAAACGTCATGTATTTGGCACTGCCGGTAAAATAAAAATGCTGCATGAAACACGTAGAGACATCGCAAAGTATCCATATTATCAAGGCAAGTATATTGTCTCGATTAATTTGAAGGTTTCCCCCAAATCAGTGGGAATGGAAAATGTAAATCTTGCCGATCCAGCTCAACGTCAACGCTACGAACAAGCAGTTAACTCACGCGCTCCAGGTGTGTGGGCATTTGCTAAAACTTTGGGTGCTGCAGCTGTACCCAGAATAGAAGCGCTGAACGAAGAACGTCGGTTACGCGGTGAAACACCATACAGAGAAGCTGATTACGATAGAGCATTGATTCCTTTATCGCCTCACGAAGTCTGGCCTGGTTGTTTTGTTCGAGTAAGCGGACGTGCTTACTGGAGTCCTAAGAATGCAAATAAATTAAATTTGGCTCTGTCCAAAGTTTTATTTGTTAGAACCGGACCTCGTTTGGTTGCTGGTGAATCTTCACCTGATCAAGACTTTGGTGAGTTCGCACCAAGTGAAGAACTTGCTCCTGCTGGTAATCTCTTTTCAGGAGTGATATAAGAAAAAGGGAAAGGTTAGGCGCCAATGGTTTTTCAGAACCCTCTGTTATTCCATAACTCTAGCCTTTCCCCATTTTTAAAAATAATGGAGGGTAACCATGCTCGGTAACGAAGCAGTTCAAGTTCTTATGAACAGACTTGATGCAGCCATAGGTAAAAATTTCAATCGTTTTCACATTGATGTTGACCCAAAGAAAAGCTGCTATCTAGTTAAAGTTCATTGTCGAGTCTGTAAAGCTGTTATAGGTGCCCAGGAAAGTTTTAAACAACCAGGCTGGGACTACAATATAGAAAGAGATATTCTTGCAATAGCCATTCTTCATGCTAAAGGGCATGGGATATCTACAATTGCGCCACCAAGGAGATCACAAAATGGTTGAGGACATTTTTAAAATAAGCCGCGAAGGCTTAAATAAAGTTCTGGGCATTGTAGATCAAATGCTGGCAGGTCGGTATAAAGACCTAGGCATTGACTGGAATGAAGATGAAATGATGGTGCGTTTACGTGCTACATGCAAAATTTGCCATAAAGAAATAGCAATTGAGCAACGCATAAATCCTAACGGCCCATGGGGTGCAACGCTTATGTATAACATCACAGATAAGTGTCGGCATCATGTTCTTGAACACGATACTTCAGGTCTTATACTTCCAGCCAATGCTGGTGATTATTGGGAGCCAGATTAATGGAAAGAGTTGTACGAGCTATTGAAGCCGCTTTGATGCGTTGGGAAGAGTGTTTAGTGCTTACGCCTGACCAATTGAAAGGAACTGACTGAATCGGAGGATTTATGAATTATTGGGAAGTGGCATTTCGGTCCGTATGGTGTATTTTGAATTTTAAACAGAAAGAAGAAACAATTTTCTATTTTGTTTTCAGCCCAATTAAAGAACTTCGCATATTAGGAAAAAGACTATCAATAGGAT